GAGCTGAGACGCCAGGTCTTGGAGGCCGCCATGAGCATGAAGAAAGTTGAGGTCATTGATGGACAGAGTGTGCCGAACCTGCCGTTGGTCGGAGGAGATGCTGAAGTCGGACTGGCTGCGTTGCCATCGCATGCCCCCGGTGGTGAGCTTCCCGACCGTGGCACGGAATGACTACTGCGGCGAATGGTCTTCGCCAACGATCCAGCAGATGAACGAGCGTGCGAAAGCATCCGAAGATCCCGCCGCCTCCGAAGGCTGACGGGCCGATAGGCGGGCTCACGCAGCACGCCCTGACGCAGATGAAGGACGTTCAGACCGCGCTCACCGAGCGCCGTCTGGAGGCCCTGCGCCTTTGGGTTCCGATGCCGAAACAGGAGGCGTTCCATTCCTGCCGGGCGAGCGAGCGACTGGTCATCGGAGGCAACCGTAGCGGCAAGAGTGCATGCACATTCATTGAAGACGCCCGCGCGGCGACGGGCCAGGATCCGCACGCCAAGTACCCCAAGGAAAACGGGAACTTGGTGATCATCGGCAAGAACTGGCAGCACATCGGCATGGTGGTCTACCCCATGCTTTTCAAAGCCGGGGCGTTTCGGATTATCCGTGATGAAGTGACAGGAGCCTGGCGTGCCTTCAATCCAGCGAGCGACGGCCGGCGAAAGGACGAGTCCAAGCCAGCTCCACCACTGATCCCGCCACGGATGATCAAAGACATGGCGTGGACGCAGAAGAACGCAGGCTATCTCAACAAGGCTGACCTGACCAACGGCTGGACGATCTACTGCTTCTCTTCTGAGGGCGAGCCGCCGCAGGGCTTCCAGGCAGACCTCGTCCATATCGATGAGGACATCAACAACGAGCGGTGGGTGGGCGAAATGCAAGCCCGCCTCTCGGATCGCAAAGGCCGCTTTGTGTGGTCGGCCATGCCGTGGAGCAAGAACGACGCCTTGCTTGGCCTGTGCGAGCGGGCCGACCGGGCGGAGGAAGACGGTGTCCCAGACCCGATCATCCGGAAGTTCGTCCTGCGATTCCTGGACAACGACCACATCGACCAGGAAGAGAAGAAGAAGAACCTGGAGCGGTGGGCTGCTCTCGGTCAGGACGAACTGAAAATGCGAGCCGAGGGTGAGTTTACCACCGGCTCCACGCTGATGTATCCGACGTTCAATGCGTCGGTCCACATGATGGGCCGCTCGGAACTGCCGGACGGTCAGATCCCGGCGGACTGGACGCGGTACGTGGCGATTGACCCCGGCCATGCCGTCATGGCTACGCTGTTCGCTGCGGTCCCGCCGGACGAGAAGTTCATCCTCTTCTATGACGAACTGTACATCCGCAACTGCAATGCCCTGATCTGGGGCGAGCAGTTCTTTGCCAAGGCCCAGAACCAGTACATCTACGCCGCCATCATGGACATGCACGGCGGCGCCCTCCGTGACTTGGGTTCGGGCCGCCTGCCCCATGAGATGTACTCCGAGGAGTTGAAGAAACGGAACTACCGCTTCGCCCTCACGGCACATCAGTTCCTCCCGGGCTCCGATGACATTCCAGCCCGCACGGCCATGGTGCGGCAGTACATGCACATCCGCGGGGACGGGACCACCAAGTTCAAAATCCTGGAAGGTGGCTGCCCGAACCTCGTCCGCGAGCTCAAGCGGTATCGCAAGAAGACCACCACCGTCAACGGCCAGGTCTACGTGACCGACGAGCCGCAGACGCGGGGTGAGGTCCACGCCTGCCAGACCGCGGAGTACCTCTGTGCCTACGAGCCCAAGTACCACCGGCCGCCGACGCAGGTCGGACCAGAGCCGTGGTGGGTGAAGTGGCATGCCAATCGACTGATGAGACAACGGAAGTCCGAAGACCCGTGTATTTTCCTAGCCCCCAGTGGGAGTATTAAGCGATGAGTTACGAGATGCCGAAGGCGGAAGTTGGTGAGATCGTCCTGTTCCAGACCCATGAAGGCGCCCCGCATGTGCCGGCCATCGTCTGCAAGGCGGCGGCCAGGACTGTGACCCTGTATGCCATGTCTGGGGAGGCTGGGGTGAGCATCAAGCCCTCGGTCCACCATGTCACGGACGAAGGGGTGAATGAGTTCCCGGAGTGGAAGAAGTACGGCTTCTGGGAGCATCGCCCCAAGGATCCCCGGATTTCCCTGCTTTCCGAGCGGCTGGCCCTCCTGGAGAAGAAGCTGGAGGCCCTGGAGCCCAAAAAGGCCAAGTGAGGGCATTAGTCAGTAGGAGACGCCATGCCACCAAAAGCCGTGTTTGATGTTGCCCGGGCGGCGGAGCTGCATGCTGGCGGCATGCCGCTAGCCCAGGTCGCTCGCCTGCCAGGTTTCCCGGCGCAGGGGACACTCAAGCGACACCTGCTGGCCGGCGGGTATGAAGTGTGGACGGGCCCCTGGAAGATGCGCGGAGTTACCCGCAATGCTCTCTATGACCTGCATCACGTACAGGACATGACGACTGAAGCGATTGGCCAGATGTTTAATTGCAGTGCCAGCGCAGTACGCCGCAGGCTGGTGGACCTTAAGATTCCAAAAGGCTCTGGAAAACATCGTTCCATGCGTGGGCCTTCTCATTGGAGCTGGAAGGGCGGTCGCTACACGGATGGCCGAGGGTATGTGCGCGTTCGTTGCCCTGGCCACCCGAATGCGGGTAGGAATGGATACGTTCTGGAACATAGGAAAGTGGCCTCGGAAATGCTTGGTAGGGCCCTTCTTCCCCATGAGGAAGTGCATCACGTTGACGGCGACAAGACGAACAATTCTCCGGAAAACCTGGCCGTAGTGTCGCGAGGCAAGCACCAGCGATTGCACGCCGATGTGTGCAGAGAATTGTGGGCGCTGCGCAAGGAGGTTGAGAGCCTGCGCGCTAGCGACTCTCAGTCGCCATCTGGGCGCCCGGGTGTCGTTCCTCGTTGCGCCGACTGGAAGGTGGTTGGATGAGCGACGACAACCCGCTGCGTCCGATAGTGAAGCGATGGACTGAGGTTATCAAGCAGGGAATCGCCCACAAGAAGGTCTTTTCGGACGATGCCAAGGAGGCCATGGGCTTCTACTCGTCCGACCCGAACGCCATGTGGGCCAACGAGCATGCGCGTGGCGAGCGGGGCTACAACAAGGGCATTGACCCGCCGCCGTTCCGGATGGTTGTGAACCGTGTTTTTGAGGCCGTCACGCTCTTCGGCTCGGTCATTCACCACCGGAACCCGCAGCGAACGGTGACGCCCAAGGAGTACCCGATCATCGGGCCGGCGATGTTGGGCGTGCAGCCGCAGCCACCCATCCCGCAGATGGGCCCTGATGGCCAGCCGGTCATGGGGCCAGACGGCCAGCCGGTGATGATGCCTGACCCGATGCTGATGGCCTACCAGCAGGCTGTGGAGCAGCAGGGTTTCCTGTATGAGCGGCGCAAGCTCATCGCCAAGCTGCTGGAAGACTACCTGAACTACACGCCCAATGAACTGGACCTCAAGCGGCACACCCGCAAGGTGGTCGATGAGGCGTTCATCAAGGGTGCGGGCGTGTGGTGGCATGAGCTATACCAGCCGCCCGGCTCGGCAGTCAGGTTTGCCGGATCCTTCTACGATTCCATCGACAACCTTGTCTGGGATCCGGATGCTGATGAGTTTGAGGACATCCGCTGGGTGGCCCGTAAGCGGATCCAGCCCATCGATGAGGTGTCCGCCAAGTTCGGCTTGTCCCGAGAGGATCTGAAGGGGCACATCGAATCCTACTCTTCCCGCGCCGACCAGGGCGACCGCGGCTACGAACACAAGAAGCGTACGGGCAAGACCAACGACCTCATCTGCTACTGGGAGATTTACTCCAAGACCGGTTTTGGGGATCGGCTGAAAGACGCCGAGAAGGACTTGCGCGGCAAGTTCGATGCTCTGGGCCCCAACTGCTACATCGTTGTGGCTGAAGGCGTGGACTTTCCGCTCAACGCCCCGCCGGCCATGTTGCAGGAAGAGGTGGACGAGTCGGGTGTCCCGCAGTCCATGTTCATGTCATGCCAGTGGCCGATCCCGTTCTGGGCCGAGCCAAACGGATGGCCGTTCACGCTCCTGGATTGGCACCGTCAGCCCGGCTACTCCTGGCCGATCAGCCTGATCAAGCCTGGCATCGGAGAGCTTCGCTTCATCAACTGGGCGATGTCCTTCCTAGCGACCAGGATCGCCACTTCCTCCCAGACGCTCATCGGTGTGGCGAAGGCCGCGGACCCAGATATCAAATCGAAGATCCTGGAGAAGAGCGAAGGCGGCTTTAACATCGTTGAAATCTCCGAAGCCGTGGGCCGCTCGGTGAACGATGTGATCTCGGTCTTCCAGATGCCTGGTGTCACCCAGGACATGTACAACATCATCCAGGCCGTTACGGAGATGTTCGACCGCCGCGTCGGGTTGACCGAGCTTATTTACGGTATGACCCGGTCAGCCTTCAGAAGTGCAGCAGAAGCTGCCGTGAAGAGCGAGCAGATTTCGGTGCGGCCCGACGATTACGCCAATACGTTGGAGGACCGTCTGTCGGAGGTCGCCCGCAAAGAGGCCCTCATGGCCCGGTGGCTGATCTATCCGCAGGATGTCGAACCGCTCCTTGGTCCGCTGGCGGCGCAAGCCTGGGGCATGCACGTTCAGAACGAAGCCCCCGACAACATCGTCCGGGAGTATTCGTACCGCGTGGAGGCTGGCAGTGCCCGCAAGCCGAACATCGCCACCAAGACCGAGAACCTGAACAACTTCATGCAGATCATCGCCCCAGTCTCCCAGGGTCTAATGCAGTCGGGCAGGCCGGAAATCTTCAACGCCATGCTCACCACCTGGGGCAAGGTCAACCAGATGGACGTTGCTGAGTTCCTTGTCCCGCCGCCGCCGCCTCCCCCGCCTCCGCCTCCAGGCCCAGAAGCACCTCCTGAAGCCCCTCCAGCACAATAGTCTTACATGATCCCGAAAACAGTTATGAACCGCGGCCGAGAGGCCATCGCCACTTACGAAGCCGCCCTTCCCTACGGCGAACGCTGGGCGGAGATGTGTGCCCTCCAGTGCCCTCCAGGCACCAAGGGCACTGAGCGTGCATTCCTTGAGGGCCGGCAGAACAACGAGCAGTTCGACAGCCTGCCCAAGCTCCAGGCCAAGTACATGATCCGTGAGGCCAAGCAGGCCGGGATCAACCCATCTGGCAAGTATTACTGCGCGGGCATTGCCGACAACCGCGGCTGGCGCGATCCGGCCGCCTGGGTCAGCAGCAACGACGATGTGCTGAAGGTGGCAAAGGCCCGCCGCATGGCCGTCTCGGGCAGTGTCAACTACGACCCCGGCCCTGCCCCTCCGCAGCGAAAACTGTTGGCGGAATCCATCATCCAGGATGAGGTTCGCAAACAGAAGCGAAAGAACCCCTCGGCCAAGACGAGCGATCTGCGGGCCAGGGTCATTGAGAAGCATGCGTACAGAGCGAAAGGACGAGGAGTATGAACGAGATTGCCAGGCACTTTAGCCCCGGGTCCGTGATCACGGCCAACAGTTCGGCCGCGACCACCTCGGGCCAGTTCCCGTTCGGCCGGTTTGGCGGGGCGTGCGTGATGATTGCCAACACCAACGGCGCCACGCAGATCAACTGGTTCGGGACCGTCGATCCTGGCGTGGCTCCGCAGCGGATCTACGCAGATGGCTCGGCCCTGTCTACGGCGTTGACGGTCGGCATCCATCCCGTGCCGGACGCCTGCTTCGCTGTCAATCATGTGGTGCCAGTTGTTGTGGGTGCGACCACCTGCGCCATGACCGTGATGGCCAAGGGGTAGGCCGTGGAACACACGCTGCTCATCCTGCTGATCGTCGCCGTGTTTGTGCTGGCAGTGAGGAAGTGACTGTATGCCGATGAACAATCGACTACTGCGGCCGCGCGTGTCTGGCGACCCTGACGCTCTGCGATACATCGCTGCCGTGCAGGCGGCAGATGGACAGTCGCTTGAAACAGGCGTCAAGAAGGCCATCAGCGACTTTGTTGTCGGCTGCAAAGCCGACGGCATCTGGACCGCGATTGAAACGTGCTGCATCTTCGCCGGTGCTCGCACGCTGTCGGGGGCGTTGACGCCGCTGGTGGGCGTGTCGCCTACCAACGTCAATTTCGTCAGCGGGGACTACGACCGCAAGACCGGACTGGTCGGAAACGGCAGCAACAAGCGAGTGCGGTCGGGGTATGTCAATAAGGCTGACCACCAAAACAACAGGCATGATGCGGTGTTTGTGCAGTCGGCGTCTACGTTGCACCTGTCGCGATACTATTCCTCTACGACCACCAACCCGTCGAACCAGATGGTGGTAAACACCACCACCAATCAACTCAATGTGCGGTCATTCACTGGCGGCGATTGGAGCGTC